ACTTAGTTTGTTGTTTGCCATTTGTTTTACGTTTTAGTTTACTGGTTAATTTCATTACTTCCTGTAGCTCAGCAGGATATCTTTGTATAGTATTACGAGCCATATTTTCCTTTCTACTTATTACTTGCAGATTTGTAAGCTCACAGTTCAAATAGTTACCATCTAAAAATATAATTACATGTCCTTTAGGTATCTCACCATTTGCTTTGGTCCACACGTGCCTCTGCAGTAGTTCCCAGTGACAATCTTTAATTTTGATATATTGGTATAGTCTACCTGAGCTATCAGCTCTTACATTGATGGTGCCATTAGGCTTAGTGTTATGAGGCTTATTGCCTTTCTTAAACATAGTAGGTTTAACCATATTGTATAGCTCAGCAGGCATCTTTACACCTTTATTTTTAGGTATGTGCCCTGGCTTAAATTGGCTAGCCTTACTACCTAAATAACCTTTAGGATATTGAGTGCTCCTAAGATATACAGGATCCTTTTTAATACCTAAGCTCCAGGCTCTATTATACACCTTACTTAAGCTTACTCCTAGATCCTTAGCTATTGCAGCTGTGCTTTCAAATGGGTAGCGTTTCACTACTTCTGCTGTGATATTCATTTTACCTCTTCTACTTTATAGCCATGATCAATATACCACTGTAGTGTATCTGAGTGCTCATCTGTATAGATGTAATCATGCAGTTTACCATCAGTACCTAGGTAGCACTGCCACCATGAGCCACCTTCAGGCTCTACGCTATCTTCTAGCCATACTCTATATTTTTTCATAAGGTCTCAACTTTAAGTATTAATCTAGGCCACATGGCCATTAGTTGTAAAGCGTGCTCTTTGTCTAAGGCCTCTAAGATCCTGGTGCCTATCATCTTTTTACCACCCTCAAAATAGTTGTAGGTTATTTTATAGCGTTTCATTTCTCTTGTTTTATTTCGTTAAAGTCTTGCTCACTTAAATAGTCTAGGTATAGCTCCAGGTTGAAGCTGCCACCTTTGTCACCATCACAGCTCTGCTCTCTCCACCATTGCATCTTTCGCTTAAGGCTAAAAGTGGTAGGTATAAATGTGTTTTCGTTAGTTTCCATTTTAGATACATTCAGGGTTATTGTAAGCCCACTCTTCTACAAGTAGGGTTGTCTCTTCTAGCTCTCTGCTAGTCAAGGGTGTGAAGATGATGTAATTTTTACCTCTTTGGTAACTGTCTACTAGCAGTGCCTCGTAAATGCCATCCTCAACAAAGTAGCATCTAAACTCAGCAGTGTAAATAATACCTCCATCTTCAGAGGCCCACCATACATTGATGTAGCCTTTTTTCAAGTAATCAAGTTCATAGTTCATAGTGCACAAGATAAATAGATTGCTACTAAAAAGAGTGTCAAGGCTGCTAAGCCCTGGATAAAATCAATAATTCTCATCTAAGCCTAATTTTTCAATTAATACTAAAAGTGTTGCGTACTTAGTTTGTAGTCTCTGAGCTGCAGGATCTGTATGTCCGAATGCTCCGACCATCTCATTGTACTCATCTCTCAACTCTATTGAATAGAGGAGGATAGTAGCTTTCATTTGTTCTGTTGTCATTGGTTAGTTTTAATTGGTTATGGACAAATATACGTACTTACAATGAATTGTTTACAATTATACGTTATCAATAATCATTCTAAATAAGGAGTAAGGGTAATATGTTAGCTATATTATACATTATGCCATCATTCTAGCTATTATGTTGGCTATAACCGTCACAAATCTTGGCAAAAAAATAACCCCCTACCAAACTAACCAAAGATATAGGGGGCTATGAGTCTCTAATACGAGACCTGGTGCAAATATATGTAAAAAATTACATATTAAACTTATGACTATCAATATATTTTGTCACTGCTCTATCTCCTGTAGTGGCCCTCAATAATTTTATGGTTAATATCCTACCTCCTAATGGCTTAATGGGAGCTCCACGTTCAACGTGCCACCCTTGCGAACCATCTCCATACTCTTCTTTATAGGTACCTGTAAGCATTAGGTGTAACTGCTTTTGTTTGAGTACATATCCTCCTACACTATGATGCTCTATAGTATCCCTCACATCATTTCTACAGCTATTTTCGTGGATATGGCCCATTGTGAATACATCAAAATTCTCATAAGTCTCTAATGCCCTGGTTAAATTAATAGCTCCCTTTGTAACTATACCACCACCACCGGATCCATGGAAGTACTTTACCTTAGTTGAGTATTTAGATCCCCATCCTGAATTTTGCTTAACTATTAACCACCCACCATAGCCACCTGTCTGAATGTTAGATCCTGCTTTATAGTTGAGTAGGTCTACAAATCTTTGAAGTATATCAGTTTCTTGAAATTTGATTATAGCTGTCTCATGGTTACCATAACCTACGAGCTTAATGATGTGAGCATAGGGCAGGAACCAATCTACAGCTGTCTCAACTATACTATCTAAGTACTTTGCGTTATTGTGCTCAGGTCTTATGTCTGACTTGTTACGTCTGTTATCTCCTCTACCTTGCATAAGACAAAACATATCACCATTTATCATTACAGGTATATCCTCCTCTAAGCAATAGTCTAGGTGTCTCTTCAGCATATCTCTATCACAGTGAGGGTTATCCCAGTGTAGATCGGATAGCATAGCAATACGTGCATAAAGATTATCAATGATAAGCTCATGCACATTCTTAGAATGTTTAATCATAAGTAAAGTTTAAGTAATAGTCTAGTGACAAATGACAGGAGTACTCCTATTATGAAGCCCCAAACAAGGAGCATCCAATTAGTTTTTGCTTTTTGCTTTTTTTCAGTTTTGTATATGTACTTATATTTGAGTACATCCTGCTTTAAGATTTGAGTTTTGTATCTATACTCAATTTTAGTTTGCCACCTGGTCTTAGGGATGTAAACATTCTTAAAACTAATGATAGTATCTTTTGTAGTTATTATCTTTTCGTATCTAATCGTATCATTAAGTATCACTGCAAAACTATCTACTGAGATTATTCTAATAGTATCACTATCCTGCACTAACTCTAGGCCATACTTAAGTGCCTTCTTATAGTGGTATTGTGCTTTCTTAGCGTCTGAACAGCTAAATAGTAGGGATAGTATCAAAAGTGGTAGTAAGTGTCTCATAAGCTCTCTAACATTGTTATCATTCTAGGGCAGGGATAGATATCACTCTTGTCCTTTCGCACTGAATTGTGGGTAAATATACCACTTTCTCCTTTCAAAGCTCTTTTGTCTATATCAAAGATGGTAGCAAAGTAATCTCTAGGGATATTGTACTGATTACATAAGTACACTAGAAGCTGTCTAGTGCTCTCTATTTGTGCATCTGTATACTTCTGCCAATAGATATAGCCTTTGTACTTTTTATCTAAGATAGTTACCTCAGTATAGTCTACTTTGCCCCCCACATAGTTATAGTAGTATCCGTTCTTTTTAGTCAATGGGCCATAGTTGCAGATCTCTATACCTACAGATATCTTATCTAAGCTCTTGTATGGTATCCCTGACTCAGTGAATATCTCTTGCTTTAGGCCCAGGTGATAAGCCCAATTTTTAGAGCTAAAGCATTGCACTATTGTACCTCTTGCACCAATGATAAAAGCTGTTGCTACCTTGCCTACCTTATTGTTAAAGTACTTAGCTACTGCTACTGCATCAGGTCCACCTGCTGTATGGTGTAGGTATATCTGCTTTTTGTCAGTAAGCTCATCTACGTATTGATCCTTAGATAATCGGTGTTGTATTATCTTTGTTATATCTAACTCCATCTATGTCTTGTTTAATTTCTTTAGAACGCTGTAGTAAATTCTTAAATGCTGACCATATATCTATGCCTTTTACAGCCTTGTAATTTTCTGAGATAGAGATAACCTCTATACTACAAAGTACTAAAGATAGTATCTTAGTTAGCATTAGGGGCACACTAAAAAATGTTAAAATAATATCATTAAGGATAAAATAATCTATCAGGTAAAAACCTATAACAGCCACCTCATATAAAAATAACTTAGATACAATGGCTGATAGTTTGCGAGATGTGATGGGTATGCCTAGCTTCTTAGACTTCCATATACCTGTTAGCGTATCTACTAAGATAGCAAAACCAATTAAAAATAATATACCTGAGATAGGTAAAAAGAAAGAACCCACCACTGCGAAAAGTTGAATAATGTATTTTTGAATTGAGGATAGTAAGATAGATAATTGTAGTTTCATTAGAGTATTAAGATAGAGTTATTATATCCGTTCTCTCTAAAGTTACCACATAAGCCAGTGCAAGTGTTTTGCCATTGGGTGATGCAGCTGCAGTTATTGAACATTGGCCTAAGATCAGTATCTAAATTAGTGGTAGATATGAACTGAGGGAATAGGTTTCTATTAACTAGTAGCCATCTAATTAATCTCTGCTCAAAGAAGCTAGCTTTCTGTGCATAGTGCTCCATACCGAAGGCTACCTCATTACGTGATACACTAGCTGAGTAGTCACCTGATTGAGTCTGAAGTCCTTTATTTTTAAGTTGGTAAGTCAAACCAAAAACAGCATCCTCAGCAGATCTCCACGCTATTACTGGCTGTATGAACTCAACTAAGTCTACCTCATCAGGATTAAGTGTCTGAGCATTATACTGAGTTAGCATATAGTTGTAAAAAGTAGTGCCTAAGATAGGCTGTACTCTAAGAGCTGCTTGAGTAGCTATGTATGGTGTTACATCTGTTACATCCACATTGGCAGTAATAGGTGTATTAACTTTTAGATAAGTTTCAGTGATAAAATATAGCATCAGACAGTAGGTGTTATTGTTGGGGTTGTTTCAATGGGAGGTAAATCAGCTAGAGCTCTTATCTCGTTTGGTGTCATATTATCTAGTATCTTCTGAGCTACAGT